AGCATGCAGTGTGGCGGTGTCAATTGTGTGTTCGCCCAGTCCGGTGACCATGGGCACACCTTCACAGTCAGCCACAAGTCCTGCAAGGTCATCACTGTCAATGCTGCTGCTGAGTACTCCTTCAGCTTCTACTTCAAATTCAAAGTGCCAGCCATCCGGTTGCTTTTTGGGCAACACTACATTCATGGGTTGTGTTCTCAGGCTGACGATTTGCAATAGACTTTCCCAGTTGCGTTGTTGATTTCTGGCCTGATTCCAGTGTTCAGGAGTTTCAAGTCTCATGCCCGACTTGGTGGTGTAAGGCAGCTGTTGGGGACGAAAATGTCCTGTGACACCAGTGTGGGTACAATCAAAAAGGGTGCGGCACATGACTTTCATTATGTGCATATTTACGGCCAAAAAGAAACCCTGGATTTTTTACGTCCAGGGTTAATTTTCACTATCTAGTTATTATGCCAAATTAGTGAAACTGGCTGTTGCAGTGACGTTACCAGTTGGGATACCAATATTCAGGCCGCCTGTGGCATTGGCTGTTTGAGCAGCAGCAACCAAGGTAGCTGTGGTGTAAGCACCGCTTGGATAGATAGCCAAGTTGATTGTGCCAGCTGTTGCACCTGCTTGATAAAAAGCAATTGTGCCAGTCTGTTGAACTGCTTGCAACACATTGTTCAAGTAACCGTTGACATTACCAGCATTGGTAAGTGCAGCGTTTGCTGTCAATGAGAAGAATTGCAGTTGTGGTCCAGACAACATTACTGGGCCTTGGGCCGCAACGTTTGCTGTTCCTACGATACTACCGTTTGCCACGTCCAGTGCGAATACTGGTTGTGTAGTTCCATTTACTTTTGTAAACTGTGCCATGATTTTTTTCCTTTAGGTTAAGTGGTCTTGTTGGACCTGCTTTTATTTAGTCTTTTGGGAAAAAATCAGCCGGCTGGCGGATTGTTTTGAGCGGCATTTCTAGCTGAGAAGTCAAATCTATTGACAGCTTTGGCGTAGCCTGCATCGGTGGCCATGACCCAGCCTTCGTGCCCAGGGTCCTTCAAGTCCAGCTGGCGCAAGATATCCAGCTTCAAGTTATGCAACAGCAAAAACAAGGTAAATGCCGCTGCCAGTGCACCTGCGTTGCTGGCTGGACTGTTTAGATATTCCACAATGTTGCCAAATTTCTTGGGGGTGACTTTGGTCTGCAGCCATTCGCCAAAGCCAGACAACAAGTTGTCAAAGTTGCTGCTGGTTTTGATTCTGTAGTTGATGTAGTCCACACACAGTTTTGCCAGGTCTGTTATCTGCTGTGCTCGCAATTCTGCAGGGTTGAACAAGGTGGCAATGGCACGACCATCTCCACTGTTGGCCACAGATTTGATCTGGCTAATTAGAGCAGCATCGGGCGCAATTTCTTTGCCGCCAATGGGTTCAATCAACAACAGGCCAGGCACTTCATTGAATCGCACGCCACTGAGTGGTTGACGTGCGTCACCTGCGTCTGCGTACATGGAATGCATGGCAATGCCTGTGTCGCTGGCGCCTATGCGTTGACCTAAGGAAGTTTTGGCTGGAATTCTGTACTGCACTGTGTTGGGCTTGAACACATAGTTCCCAGCTTCTAATGGCGGCGTATCCATATACAACAAGTCGCCTTTGACATAGCCACGAAAGTTTGCGGGCAAGGCAGCTTCTAACTTGGGCCACAATGTGGTATACAGTTGAATCAGCTCGCCCCTGGCGCCAGACCGTGTGCTTTGTATGTCGGCCATCATGCGTGGACTTGTGGCCAGGCCATCATAGCCCTTGGCTTCAAATCCCGAACCGTCTGTGAGCACAAACTCTCCGGTGTCAGGTTTGCGTCCAAATATCACAGCAGGTTTACCGTCCCATTTCACAGTAGTGGTCTTGGCAGGCGCATCTGCTGCTGCTTGAACAATCTGCAAGGCCTTGGTCACACCCGGCAGACCATTACGGAACACATAGTCTTCCAAGTGTTCAATACCCTTGGCTTTGCCGCCTACACCTGCTTCTTCAGCTTCGTAGAGTTGATAAGTATTGGCGCTTTCACGTTCTACCAAGGGCTGCATGCCCTGGTTCACAATTCTATCACGCAGTCGTGCCAGAAAGTAGGTGTCTGCATCTTCCGTCACAGCGTCAGGCTGCTGTAGACCTTCTTTGGTTAAGTAGTCACGAAAGTCTCGGACCTTGGCTTCTTTGTCCTTGTCTTGTATCAAAGCAGCAAAAATACTTTCTACATTCTTGAGATCTTTCTTTGTGCGCCCACGGCCCAACAACGTCTGTGCCACATAGTCAGGGTCCATGCCACCGTCAACCAGTTGATTTGTGGCACGACTGAACATGCCATTAGCGCCCACTTTGAGTCCCAGCTGTTTGGCAATGCTGCTCATTAACACATTGCGATTCATGCCTTTGTAGGCCGAATCCTCGCCACCCGAATAAAAGAATGTGCCCCAGTCCAAGTTGGGAAAGAACATGAAGTCAGTTTGTACATAGCCCAAGTCAGGACGTCCTTGAATGGGTGTTCTCAAATGAACTTCGCCGCCCTTTTTGATCCACTCTGCAGGTGGCAGTTTATGGCTCACAATCCACTGTGTTAATTTGGCCGCCAACTGGTCTTTGGAGATTTCGCTGGTGTCCACTGCCAAATCTATGTCGCCTGACGTGGCAGCCTTGCCTGTGCTGCCCAGCCAACGTTCACGTGGGAATTGCAATCCTGTGAGTTGTTCAATCCAGGCCACTGTGGCAGGCACATCACTTTGATTGATTCGACCCGTGAGTGGCTGGCCATCTGCGTCTTTGAATACATTGCCGCCTTCTAACAGTGTGCGCAGGCTTTTCATGTTGTAATGCCCATTTCTTTTTCGATGATGCCAATTAATTCTTTTTCGGCTGGATCCGTTTCATCCAGTGTGAGTTTGCCAACTGTGATTTGTCCAGCAGGTGTGATAGAAATTTTTGGAATCTGGCCTGTTTTGTTTTTTTCATTGTCTATAAACGTTTTGACGTCTTGCATGGTTGTTTTTGATGGGTCAATCAAGGTACGGCCAATTTGATACTGGCTATTCTTGTTCTGAATGATCACTGGTGCAGGTCTTGCACTCAATGTAGATCTGTTGTTTGTCAATTTTTCTTGATTGAACTGAATCAAGTTCATGGCATTGTATGTGGCCTGACTGAGTTTCTGCCAGGTATCCGCCCAGATTTTTCTGGTTTCAGCAGGCACAGCAAATCGATCAAATACCTCAGTCACAGGTGCATTTTTCATTATAGCAGCATACGCAGGATCACTAGGGTCAATTCTTTGGCCGCCTACACTGATAGGTTGTAATTTTTTTGTTGGCGCCACCGATGGTTTTATAGTTGATGTTCCAGTGACCGAAGATGGAACCACTGACGTTTGTGGTTTTACCCCCGGGCCCACGCCCGACGCATAATTTGGCATGGCCGGTTTTTGAGCCACTGGTTGTTGAGCAGCAGCAGACACACTGCCTGTTAGGGTGTTGACAGCATCAGTAATAGTTTTGACTATGACCTGTGCCTGTTGTTTCACTGCAGGATCATCCGATATTGTGGCCAATTTATTGTAGTCATTGCCCAGCATTCGTTGCAAGAGATTGTTGTGCACCTGCTGCAACAAATTTTGTTTCAATGTTTGAATACTGGTTTGACTAAGCATCCGGGGCGTGGACACATTTTCACGTTTCATGGCCTGTCCCACTGCATTTTCCCATTGCCGAGCATTTGTTTCAGCTTGATCTTTTACCAAGGGTGCTGCCATGGACGAGGCTTTTTGTGAAGCAGTGCCACCAGCATAGGGGTTTTGCCCAATTGTAGTGCCCAGTGCATTGTTGATGCCTTGTGCAGCAATTCCCCCAAGGCCTCGACCCACAGCGGCTGCCTGTGATTTCCATGCTGAGGCTGCATTGGACGCTGCGGCCTTGGTACTAGCCCAGGTTATTTCATATATCAACATGAGTTTTCCTTATGGAACGGGAGAACTTGCCAGTGTCCCGTGTGCGTATGGCATTGAACAATTTTCTCTGTAGATTTTCGGCTTGTTCTGGCGAATATTCAACTTCAATCTGATCCATTAGTCGTATGGCGTTTTCAATCAAAGTTGCCGCACGATTTTCGATCAACAATCGACGATCGCGTTCTACATACAAGCTGTCAAGTTCTTCCAATATGCTGCGGGTTTTTTTCTGCATTTCTCCAACCTTTGTATTATTTAGCTGATTTGGGCTTGCGATAAATATCTCATCATAGCAAGGACATCCAATGACTAGTGCAATCGATCCCAACAACATTGTCGGCAATTATCCCGTGGCCAACCAGCCCAATAACACTCAGGGTTTTAGAGATAATTTTACCAATACCAAAACCAATTTCCAATATGCCGCAGATGAGATAACTGATTTACAAAACAAAGCGGTACTCAAGGCTGCGCTCACAGGCACTACCCTGGACAACAACATGGGCGACCAGTTGATCTATGCTGCCTTGATCCAAGATTTTTCAGCCACTGCTGTGGCCATCACTGCCACCAGCGGCAGCATAGCAGTGGATTACAGTGCTGGACACTATCAAACCATAGTGCCCACAGGCAGCATCAGCTTGAGTTTTGTCAACTTTCCAAGGTCAGGCACAGCAGGACTCATGCGACTGAGATTGATCATATCAAACACAGCCTACACTGTGACCCTGCCCAGTGTAGTCAGCGTGGGCACCACTGGCATTCAAGGATATAGTGCCAATACAATCACATTTGCGGCCACTGGCACATATGAATTTGATTTTGAAACAGTTGACGCCGGAACCACCATCACAATATTTGATCTAAATCGCCCGTTGAATTACTACACCAATTCAGTCACTGTTGTGGGCAATGCCACCGTACTGAGCGGTACTGCTGTGCCCTCAGGCGGCACAACCGGTGCTGGTTTAAAAATGTCCAGCACTGCCAATCTTGGTGTGTTTTTTGGATCTGGTGCGCCCACATTGAGTGCGGCACAAGGAAGTTTGTATCTGCGTACAGACGGCAGCTCAACCAGTACCAGAATGTATGTCAACACCAATGGTACCACTGGCTGGACTGCTGTGACCACAGCGTCTTAATCACATCCGCAATTGTCATCACAAATAACTAGGCGCCCTTGTTCATAAGTGTCAATCTTCCAGGATGTTTCTACTGACCCGAACCAGTTGATACATTCTTCTAGAGAGTATTCTAACGCATTATTTTTTGATATCAATGGCACTAGTTGGGCGTTGGCTGCTTGATGATACTGTCCGGCACCATATGTTTTAGGATGAAATCCAGTCCAACAACATGGACTAACATCACCGTTTGCAGATATATATATAGATTTTGATTTTATGGTCTTGCATGAAACATTATTTCTAGGCAGCCTATCGTTTATAATATCTGTCAATAAAATTTGGTCAGTTGTTTTTTTATGAAACAGTACTTTGAAATCTTGTTCACCGGTGTAGTTTCCCAGCACATGTGTGAGTTCTCCGAGATTGTTAAATACCGGTGCTGTATTTCTTCCATCATTAACTAGGTCAAATTTTGTAAATCCCATACTTTTGCTCAGGTCCCGACATGCATCGATCTGATGCCGATTGTGATCAAATTTTATCATTTTCCATACGGCTTGGCCCCCGGCCGAAATAAACGTTTGTGCATTAGCAATCACCGTGGACCACACAGTGTTTTGTCTGTACAAGTGATGTGTATCTTCAAGCCCGTCCAAGCAAAACGACACTATGGCTGATGTTTGCGCCAATTGAGACCAAAATTTGCTATTTCTTGCACCGCCATTGGTACTGATAGAAATATACAAATCAGGATTCACGCTGAAAAAATACTCAACAATATCCGGCCCTTCTGGATTCATTACAATGTCTCCAAAATTTCCATTGATGCGAATGC